CATCAGCATTAGCACATATTAAAGATTTAATTTTACCAGTTAAATCTATGTTAGATGCCATTACCATTTCTCCTTTATCATCTACCTGTTTGTCTTTAATATGACCAGATAAAATAATTGTGGGTGCTAATGTATCAATAAAATCTAAAACTTGGAAGAATGCTTGACGGATATATAAATAACCGGCACCATTAGGTAATGTAGTTACATTATCACCATCAAAGTTCTTACCCATTGCTGTTGCTCTATAAAGTTTGACTGCCAGTGGCATAATCATATCTTCTAAAGCAGTTACAGTATCAACAGTAATAAACTTATAAGGATTACCTGCAGCTTTAATTGCTTTACCTGTATCCAATAGTTCTTGAAGACTACTAATTTTAACTTTGAGAGCTTCAACAAAATCTGTCCCATTCTCTAAATCAAATATTAGATTATCTTCAAGTCCTGCATATGCAGTAGTTTTACCAGTCTTTGGCTTTGAGTAAATCACAATTCTTTTAGGATTCTGTCTCTCAGCCTTTACTTTCTTTGTAGGAAGTACTATACTCATATTTCACTTTTTGTTTGTTTAATCAGATCATTTAACCATGGTCTTGCACTTACAGGTTTCATCAACATGATTGCTGCAAAATCTAAAATTGTCATTTCAGTTAATGGAGCATCTGCAATTTCTGTATTTGCAAATTCAGGTTCTACTTCTTTCTTAGGGGCAAACTCCTCTTCAAAATCAGGAAATATACTTAATGATTTTTGTAACTGTGGAACTTCAAGTTTAGCATCTTCTTTTCTCTTTTCATAAAGAGCATAACTAATCTCTTGTCCACTAGACAATACAACAACCATTTCATTTACAGGAACAAGATATTTTCTATCTACTTTACCATCAGGTTCCATAGTTTCTGTAACATCATATTCCTCATGAAAGAACGGATTATACTTAAGTTTAAATAATGTTCGTTCTTCATTCATGGGAATGATATCAGTATTAGCACCTTTATCATTGTAAACATTTTCATAAAACTCAATATAGATGTCTTCACCTTTTTTCAATTCCCACTCAAAAAACTGTGACTGTCTTCCATACTTACCTTTCTTAAAGAAAGCAGTCTTGAGTGTAAAAAATGGATCAACTAATCCAATTGTTTTGAAAGTATCCATATGCTGCATATAGAACTCTCTTTCTTTTTCTTTTCTAAGATTTGTACTACTCATATTAATTAATTTACTTGGATTTTCTGTGTAGTTTCTCTAGCAGGAGTTGGTATTTCTACTATTCTCATACTAGTTCTATCAAGTTTAAAGAAACTGATTCTTGTAAGACCATTCCGTGACTTCAAGAAGTGAAATACTAAAGTATCCGGATCCTCAATCAAGAACTTCTCAGGACCATATTTCTTTATTTTCCTTATAGAAGGTTTATTAATACCAATAACTACATCAGCATGTTGTAATAAAGCATCAGAACCATAGATATCAGAATCTAATACATAATTACCATAGGTGGCTTCTACTTGTCTCTTAGTATCATCTATGTTTCTATTCAACTGACTTAGGACTACAAATGCTACCGGGTAGTTTTTCTTCATATAGGTCAAGGCTTCACCTAATGCACCCAACATATCAAATTTGTCTCTTTGTCCTACATCATTTTTAAATAGAGCAGAATGATCTACAGTAACAAGCATGTTAGGATATTTACCGTCAGGTTTCTTGTATCTTTCCAATTCATGATGAATTGTAGCACACATTTCATTGACAGTACAAGTATCATAAACAACATTAATTAAATCATTTGAAGCAGTTTGTTTATAATACTCTACACACTTTTCAAATAATCTTTTGTCAACTAACTTGCCATCTTTACTCATTAATGTATTGTAATCAGCACCTGTAATCAGACCAAATTTCCTAATAGCACTGGTTTCATCAACCATTTCCATCTGAAATTTTAACACCCTGAATTCTTGATCAGGATTTTTTTCAATTATGTCAGAAACCACCTGTTCCATAAATAGGGTCTTACCTGTACCAGGTCTTGCACCTACTACAGTTATTGTTCTCCACTCAAGTCCATCACAAAAAGCATCATTAAACTTTGGCCATGCAGTAACAAGAGCAGGTAATTTACCTTCTCTCTTTGCTTTCATTTTAATAAGACCTTTCTCAAGACTATTTCTTTCACTAACAGGTAACAGGTGTCTTGCACCATTAAACAATTTTGACATAACTTTTAAAAATTTAAATTATACAACTAAGTCACTAAATACATTACTGTCTTCATCTGGGTTATCTTTTAAAAATTCACAATAAGTTGCTAAATCTGAATCCCAACTTTTGTCTATATTTTGTTTTCTCAAGAAATATTGAGAATTCCTCATATATTCATAGTTTTTAGACTCATACTCGTTCACATATTTTTGTGTAGCAAGAAAGATAGTTTCCCAGTCGTAATTGTAGGTTTCAAAGAACCATCTAAATGCATTTTCTAGATTTTTAGGAGGAACTCTTGCATATTTTCCAGAGGACAGTTTCTTGTTAGGAAATATAGTTACATATGCCTCTATGTTTTGCATAAAATTATGCCCTAATAAATCTTTAGAAGTTTTCTTTTTAGATTTCTTGAAGTATCCTTCAATCTCTGTAGTAAAGATAATGCTTTTATCTGTTAGTTGCAAGTCTTCTGTTAACCATGCACCACTTTGCAGTCTTTTGCATTCAAGATCTTTATTTATTGAAGAATGAGGTACAATCTTGTCTTTAATACAATGCAAAACATAGTATGCATTAGGAGTTAATCCCTGTTGTATTATTTTAATGAATATCTCTGTCATACTACCATTTAATTATAGTTCCTGTATCTTGATATACTATTTTAGATATTTTATTAAATACATCCATACAATCCCATTTATTCCCACTATAAGCAGCAGAAGCAGGATGTTTAACAACAAACTTATAATTATTATCATTAGTAAGCTCAGACCATTCTTCAGCTTTTTTACCCATGTAGACATATACTAATCCTGTATCGTAGTTATTTAATGTATCAAGTAGATAAGCAGTAAATGGTTTCCATATATCATAATGACTACCAATCTTACCTACTTCAACTGTAAGAGCTGTATTAAGCATAAGTATACCTTGATTAGACCATCTTTTTAAGTCAACATCTAATGATCCAGGATGATTATTATAGACTGTTCTATTAATCTCATCAAGTATATATCTTAAACTAGGTTGCAATGCTCCAGTATTACTACAACTAAAAGATATTCCATCGGCTACACCTAATTTTGGATAAGGATCTTGACCAATAAATACTACCTTAAGTTGATTATAAGGGCATTCTTCAAATGCTCTAAATACTTGTTTTAGAGGGGGACTAAATCTTTTATCTGATTCACTTAGTGTTTTAAGTTTAATAAGTATATTATCAAACTCAGAACTAAATATAAAAGATTTAAAAAATTTATCCCAGCCACTAGGTTCAAGCTTTTCAAACATTTTTTGTTTAATTTCTTCTAGATTCATTTTTTTGTTATTTTTGATAAAAATTAATATTATGATCAAAGCTAAAGAATTAAAGGATGATGCTATACTTGAGATTAAAGTCAACAAAAGTTTTTATTTAATGACAAAAGCAGCATCTTTTGTTGTTCTTCAAGGAATGAACATTCAAGATAAAGGAGATGAATACTTCAAAAGTATACTAACTAAAAAGTATGAAGATTTAGATGATCAACAAAGAACATTTTATACATTAGTGCTTCTTCTTGCTGAAATAGAAAGAAAAGCAACGGAAGAAAATCTTTATACAGAAAAAGAAATTCTAGAACCTGGAGATGAAGGATACGTAGCACCTTCTATCCAAGATTAATATTATAGTTTTCTCTTCCAATCTGTATACAAGCTTCAATAGCTAACATCAAATCACTCTTACTACAATCACCAAAGGACTTGCCGGCTAGACCGGCATGTTCTTTTATAACTTGCTTCATTTCATCAAAAGTATATCCTGATTCTTTTGCTAATTCTCTAATACAAGCATGAACTTTTGCAAGTTGTGCTTTACTATGA